GAAAACTAAACCATACACCACCAACACAACCAAACCCACCACGCCCAATTGTTACACACCCGCTTGGAAAAGCAAGTCTAACAAATGGCCAAAGTGCGCGAGGTTTACCAATCCTTTACAGACTCCACCACAAAAACTCTCATCCAAGATGAGGCTTATAGAAATATTCGCCCCATCATGGAAAAACACAAACTAGCTAACCCTTACGCTCAAACGGTTGAAGCGGCTAATGATCTAGAGGGGTTCGGCATAGCCACCAATCCCTATAGCATTGAATTGCATACACATGCAGCCGCTAAGACCATAGAGAATAAACTTCTAGAGGTGCTTGGTTCCATCCTACCACAAGAACCTGTTACATTTATGTTCCTTAAACCCAGGAAGCTAAACTACATGAGAAGAAACCCGCGGATCAAGGACATTTTCCACAATGTTGCCATTGAACCGAGAGACGTAGCAAGGTACCCCAAGGAAACAATAATTGACAAACTCACAGAGATCACAACGGAAACAGCATACATTAGTGATACTCTGCACTTCTTGGATCCGAGCTACATAGTGGAGACATTCCAAAACTGCCCAAAACTGCAAACATTGTATGCGACCTTAGTTCTCCCCGTTGAGGCAGCCTTCAAAATGGAAAGCACTCACCCGAACATATACAGCCTCAAATACTTCGGAGATGGTTTCCAGTATATACCAGGCAACCATGGTGGTGGGGCATACCATCATGAATTCGCTCATTTACAATGGCTCAAAGTGGGAAAGATCAAGTGGAGGGACCCCAAGGATAGCTTTCTCGGACATCTCAATTACACGACTGAGCAGGTTGAGATGCACACAGTGACAGTACAGTTGCAGGAATCGTTTGCGGCAAACCACTTGTACTGCATTAGGAGAGGAGACTTGCTCACACCGGAGGTGCGTACTTTCGGCCAACCTGACAGGTATGTGATTCCACCACAGATCTTTCTCCCAAAAGTTCACAACTGCAAGAAGCCGATTCTTAAGAAAACTATGATGCAGCTCTTCTTGTATGTTAGGACAGTCAAGGTCGCAAAAAATTGTGACATCTTTGCCAAAGTCAGACAATTAATTAAATCATCTGACTTAGACAAATATTCTGCTGTGGAACTGGTTTACTTAGTAAGCTATATGGAGTTCCTTGCCGATTTACAAGCTACCACCTGCTTCTCAGACACACTCTCTGGTGGCTTGCTAACAAAGACCCTTGCACCGGTGAGGGCTTGGATACAAGAAAAGAAGATGCAGCTGTTTGGTCTTGAGGACTACGCGAAGTTAGTCAAAGCAGTTGATTTCCACCCGGTGGATTTTTCTTTCAAAGTGGAAACTTGGGACTTCAGATTCCACCCCTTGCAAGCGTGGAAAGCCTTCCGACCAAGGGAAGTGTCGGATGTAGAGGAAATGGAAAGTTTGTTCTCAGATGGGGACCTGCTTGATTGCTTCACAAGAATGCCAGCTTATGCAGTAAACGCAGAGGAAGATTTAGCTACAATCAGGAAAACGCCCGAGATGGATGTCGGTCAAGAAGTTAAAGAGCCTGCAGGAGACAGAAATCAATACTCAAACCCTGCAGAAACTTTCCTCAACAAGCTCCACAGGAAACACAGTAGGGAGGTGAAACACCAGGCCGTAAAGAAAGCTAAACGCCTAGCTGAAATCCAGGAGTCCATGAGAGCTGAAGGTGAGGCCGAACCAAATGAGACGAGCGGGGGCATGGGGGCAATACCCAGCAACGCCGAACTTCCCGGCACGAGTGATGCCAGACAAGAACTCACACTCCCAACCACTAAACCTGTTCCTGCAAGGTGGGAAGATGCTTCATTCACAGATTCTAGTGTGGAAGAGGAGCAGGTAAGACTCCTTGGAGAAGAAGCAGTGAAAACAGCGACGCAGCAAGTCATCGAAGGACTCCCTTGGAAACACTGGATTCCTCAACTAAATGCTGTTGGATTCAAGGCGCTGTTAATCCAGAGGGATAGGAGTGGAACGATGATCATGCCCATCACAGAAATGGTCTCCGGGTTGGAAAAAGAGGACTTCCCGGAAGGAACTCCAAAAGAGTTGGCACGAGAATTACTCGTTATGAACAGAAGCCCTGCCACCATCCCTTTGGACCTGCTTAGAGCCAGAGACTACGGCAGTGATGTAAAGAACAAGAGAATTGGTGCCATCACAAAGACACAGGCAACGAGTTGGGGCGAGTACTTAACAGGAAAGATAGAAAGCCTGACTGAGAGGAAAGTTGCGACTTGTGTCATTCATGGAGCTGGAGGCTCTGGGAAAAGTCATGCCATCCAGAAGGCACTGAGAGAAATTGGCAAGGGCTCGGACATCACTGTAGTCCTGCCGACCAATGAACTGCGGCTAGATTGGAGTAAGAAGGTGCCTAACACTGAACCCTATATGTTCAAGACCTACGAAAAGGCGTTAATTGGGGGAACAGGCAGCATAGTCATCTTTGACGATTACTCAAAACTTCCTCCCGGTTACATAGAAGCCTTAGTCTGTTTCTACTCCAAAATCAAGCTAATCATTCTAACAGGAGATAGCAGACAGAGCGTCTACCATGAAACTGCTGAGGACGCCTCCATCAGGCATTTGGGGCCAGCGACAGAGTACTTCTCAAAATACTGCCGATACTATCTCAATGCTACACACCGCAACAAGAAAGACCTTGCGAACATGCTTGGTGTCTACAGTGAGAGAACGGGAGTCACTGAAATCAGCATGAGCGCCGAGTTTTTAGAAGGAATCCCAACTTTAGTACCCTCGGATGAGAAGAGAAAGCTGTACATGGGCACCGGGAGGAATGACACATTCACATACGCTGGATGCCAGGGGCTAACTAAGCCGAAAGTACAAATAGTGTTGGACCACAACACCCAAGTGTGTAGTGCGAATGTGATGTACACGGCACTTTCTAGAGCCACCGATAGGATTCACTTCGTGAACACAAGTGCAAACTCCTCGGCCTTCTGGGAAAAGTTGGACAGCACCCCTTACCTCAAGACTTTCCTATCAGTGGTGAGAGAACAAGCACTCAGGGAGTATGAGCCGGCAGAGGCAGAGCCAATTCAAGAGCCTGAGCCCCAGACACACATGTGTGTCGAGAATGAGGAGTCCGTGCTAGAAGAGTACAAAGAGGAACTCTTGGAAAAGTTTGACAGAGAGATACACTCTGAATCCCATGGTCATTCAAACTGTGTCCAAACTGAAGACACAACCATTCAGTTGTTTTCGCATCAACAAGCAAAAGATGAGACCCTCCTCTGGGCGACCATAGATGCGCGGCTCAAGACTAGCAATCAAGAGGCAAACTTCCGAGAATTCCTGAGCAAGAAGGACATTGGGGACGTTCTGTTTTTAAACTACCAAAAAGCTATGGGTTTGCCCAAAGAGCGTATTCCTTTTTCCCAAGAGGTCTGGGAAGCTTGTGCCCACGAAGTACAAAGCAAGTACCTCAGTAAGTCAAAGTGCAACTTGATCAATGGGACTGTGAGACAGAGCCCAGACTTCGATGAAAACAAGATTATGGTATTCCTCAAGTCGCAGTGGGTCACAAAGGTGGAAAAACTAGGTCTACCCAAGATTAAGCCAGGTCAAACCATAGCAGCCTTTTACCAGCAGACTGTGATGCTTTTTGGAACTATGGCTAGGTACATGCGATGGTTCAGACAGGCTTTCCAGCCAAAAGAAGTCTTCATAAACTGTGAGACTACGCCAGAAGACATGTCTGTATGGGCCTTGAACAACTGGAATTTCAGCAGACCTAGCTTAGCTAATGACTACACAGCTTTCGACCAGTCTCAGGATGGAGCTATGCTGCAATTTGAGGTGCTCAAAGCCAAGCACCACTGCATACCAGAGGAAATCATCCAAGCATACATAGACATTAAGACCAATGCACAGATTTTCCTAGGCACATTATCGATTATGCGCCTGACTGGTGAGGGTCCCACTTTTGATGCAAACACTGAGTGCAACATAGCTTACACCCACACAAAGTTTGACATCCCAGCCGGAACTGCTCAAGTTTATGCAGGAGACGACTCCGCACTGGATTGCGTTCCAGAAGTGAAGCATAGTTTCCACAGGCTTGAAGACAAATTACTCCTCAAGTCAAAGCCTGTAATCACGCAGCAAAAGAAAGGCAGTTGGCCTGAGTTTTGTGGTTGGCTGATCACACCAAAAGGGGTAATGAAAGACCCAATTAAGCTCCATGTTAGCTTAAAATTGGCCGAAGCTAAGGGTGAACTCAAGAAATGTCAAGATTCCTATGAAATTGATCTGAGTTATGCCTATGACCACAAGGACTCTCTGCATGACTTGTTCGATGAGAAACAGTGTCAGGCACATACACTCACTTGCAGGACACTAATCAAGTCAGGGAGAGGCACTGTCTCACTTCCCCGCCTCAGAAACTTTCTTTAACCGTTAATTTACCTTATAGATTTGAATAAGATGGATATTCTCATCAGTAGTTTGAAAAGTTTAGGTTATTCTAGGACTTCTAAATCTTTAGATTCAGGACCTTTGGTAGTACATGCAGTAGCCGGAGCAGGTAAGTCCACAGCCCTAAGGAAGTTGATCCTCAGACACCCAACATTCACCGTGCATACACTCGGTGTCCCTGACAAGGTGAGTATCAGAACTAGAGGCATACAGAAGCCAGGACCTATTCCTGAGGGCAATTTCGCAATCCTCGATGAGTATACTTTGGACAACACCACAAGGAACTCATACCAGGCACTTTTTGCTGACCCTTATCAGGCACCTGAGTTTAGCCTAGAGCCCCACTTCTACTTGGAAACATCATTTCGAGTTCCGAGGAAAGTGGCAGATTTGATAGCTGGCTGTGGCTTCGATTTCGAGACTAACTCACAGGAAGAAGGGCATTTAGAGATCACTGGCATATTCAAAGGGCCCCTACTTGGAAAGGTGATAGCCATTGATGAGGAGTCTGAGACAACACTGTCCAGGCATGGTGTTGAGTTTGTTAAGCCCTGCCAAGTGACTGGACTTGAGTTGAAAGTAGTCACTATTGTGTCTGCCGCACCAATAGAGGAAATTGGCCAGTCCACAGCTTTCTACAACGCTATCACCAGGTCAAAGGGATTGACATATGTCCGCGCAGGGACATAGACTGACCGCTCCGGTCAATTCTGAAAAAGTGTACATAGTATTAGGTCTATCATTTGCTTTAGTTTCAATTACTTTCCTGCTTTCTAGAAATAGTTTGCCCCACGTCGGTGACAACATTCACAGCTTGCCACACGGAGGAGCTTACAGAGACGGCACCAAAGCAATCTTGTACAACTCCCCAAATCTAGGGTCACGAGTGAGTCTACACAACGGAAAGAACGCAGCATTTGCTGCCGTTTTGCTACTGACTTTGCTGATCTATGGAAGTAAATACATATCTCAACGCAATCATACTTGTGCTTGTGGTAACAATCATAGCAGTCATTAGTACTTCCTTAGTGAGGACTGAACCTTGTGTCATCAAGATTACTGGGGAATCAATCACAGTGTTGGCTTGCAAATTAGATGCAGAAACTATAAAAGCCATTGCCGATCTCAAGCCACTCTCCGTTGAACGGTTAAGTTTCCATTGATACTCGAAAGATGTCAGCACCAGCTAGCACAACACAGGCCACAGGGTCAACTACCTCAACTACCACGAAAACTGCAGGCGCAACTCCTGCCACAGCTTCAGGCCTGTTCACCATCCCGGATGGGGATTTCTTTAGTACAGCTCGTGCCATAGTAGCCAGCAATGCTGTCGCAACAAATGAGGACCTCAGCAAGATTGAGGCTATTTGGAAGGACATGAAGGTGCCCACAGACACTATGGCACAGGCTGCTTGGGACTTAGTCAGACACTGTGCTGATGTGGGATCATCTGCTCAAACAGAAATGATAGATACAGGTCCTTATTCCAACGGCATCAGCAGAGCTAGACTGGCAGCAGCAATCAAAGAGGTGTGCACACTTAGGCAATTTTGCATGAAGTATGCTCCAGTGGTATGGAACTGGATGTTAACTAACAACAGTCCACCTGCTAACTGGCAAGCACAAGGTTTCAAGCCTGAGCACAAATTCGCTGCATTCGACTTCTTCAATGGAGTCACCAACCCAGCTGCCATCATGCCCAAAGAGGGGCTCATCCGGCCACCGTCTGAAGCTGAAATGAATGCTGCCCAAACTGCTGCTTTTGTGAAGATTACAAAGGCCAGGGCACAATCCAACGACTTTGCCAGCCTAGATGCAGCTGTCACTCGAGGTCGTATCACTGGAACAACAACCGCTGAGGCTGTTGTCACTCTACCACCACCATAACTACGTCTACATAACCGACGCCTACCCCAGTTTCATAGTATTTTCTGGTTTGATTGTATGAATAATATAAAT